GACAATTCATATGCTAAACATAACAGATTTGAAAAAATTTATCGAAGCTCTTGATTCAGCAGAAAAAGTCAATGGTCGCAATGACAAACTTGCTCTTCTTAAATCTGTAAAAAGCGAAACTGCCATCTATTTTTCTAAAGTTATGATGGATCCATACATAACTCTTGGAGTCCATCTTTCCAAAGTTGACAATCTCTCCTCAATTGACCATGAACCTACTAATGATCATTTAGAATTGCTTGTTCAAACGATAGAAAATTGCATAGCTCGACAGCTAACTGGCAATAGTGCTAGATTTCAGTTACTCGAAGCGATTAAACCTTTTGGCAATTTTTATGGCAAATGGTTAGTTAGAATTATCAATAGAGATGCTCCAAATGGTGTAGGCTACTCTACAATACAACAAGCCTTCGATAACCCCTTAGGCTATTTTAGTCTCCAACTTGCTGAACCAATCAAAAATATCAAATTTATTGATCCTAAAAAATATATTGTTGAAGAAAAAATTGATGGTATCAGAGGTATTTTCTTTAGACAAAATAATGTTTGGTCTGCTCTTTCAAGAAACGGCAAACCGCTCTATAATTTAGACTATGTTCTAAAAGATTTATATCAAATTCCCCAATGCTTTGGTGATATAGTTCTTGACGGTGAACTATTTTACAAAGACTTGAATACATCTTTGTCTATTACCAAATCTTCCAAAACTTCTTCTAATTTGTCTAACAAATTAGTTTTCTATGTTTTTGATAATATGACTTTGCCTGAGTGGATTAATCAATTGAAACTATACACTCTTGCAGAAAGAAAATCGAAACTATCTCAAATTATAGACAGTAGCTTTAAAAATGTTCAATTGATTAAATCAATTAGACCTTCTTCAATTGAAGAAATTGAGGATTTTTATGAAATGATTATTGACAATGGTGGTGAAGGTATAGTTTTGAAAGAACTATCATCCTACTACAATTTTGTAAGAGATTTTACATGGCTAAAATTGAAGCCAGAAGAAACTGCTGAATTTGAAATAGTCGGTGCTACAGTTTGCAATCCTAACAAAGAATATGTTAAGCAGTTAAATTCTAAAGGGCTAAATGGTTCCATAGCTCTTGAATCTATCAAGGTAAAAGGTGATAATGGAGTAATATCAAGTGTTTCCAAAATGAGTAGCCTTGATAGGTTCAAATTGGGTCAACTATATCAACAGTCCAAGTTAATAGGTCGCACGGCAACTATTAAATTCTTTTCCAACAATGGTTCTTTAGACAGTGATAAGCTAAGATTTGCTTCTTTTGTAGCTTTACGTGATGACTTAGATTAACTTACTCAATATTAAAATGAAAATTAGTTTCTTATATTCACAACTTTCAAACTATAAATCCTTATACGAATATGTTTCTATAGACCAAATTCTAAAGCAGAATAACTTCCATAGAACTTATAGAGCCAAAGCCAATCCTAATTTGAATAAAGTAGTCAAATCTTCCAAAACACTTTACTTTAAAGTCAAGAGTAGAACAATACCCAATAGAAAATATCTTGTAACTGTCAAAATTGATCCAAAATTCTTTATTACCCGTCTATCCAATTCTAAAAAATTGACGTCTAAAAAAGTAGCCAAATTGAAAGTCAAAGTTCATTGCAATTGTCCTGATTTTCTTTATGGTGGTTTTAAATATTTGGCTTATATAAATAACTACGGCACTAAAAAAGAACTTCGATTTCCTATTAGGAACAATCCCAATTTGAAAGGTTCAGTATGTGCTCACATTCTTCCAGTCCTTCAAAATTTGCATAAGTATATTGGCTATTTGCTCTAAATTTATTAAGATTCATGAATCCTCCTTTTTATGAAGATATTTTAGGTGATGATGAAAACAATTCTTTACCTGACTTTAAAATTTCCAATTCTATTGATGATATAGACAAAAATCCAGAACAAAAGAGTATATGGAACCAATGGTATGATGCCTATATAGATTGGTATTGGTGGGGCAAAGATTTTGACAATTACATAATACTAAGCTACTCTACTATCACATTTCTTTGCAGAAAAATCTATTTCTCCAAATTTAGTTTTCTTAAAAATTATTCCTTAGATGATTTTATTTCCGATTGTTTATATACATTCTTAGTTAAAATAGCTCGTGATAAAAACTTATATTTCAATTCACTATCTGAGTATTTGTCATACCTAAATAAGCTATTCTATGGAATTATAATTGATGCAATTAACTCTAAAAAGAAACTATTATACATTGATGATATTAGCTCAGATAGCAACAATAGATTTGAGTTTTATCATGATCCTACTGAATCTACCAATGAAATTGAAATTCTATGCCAATTTCTTGACAAAGAAAACTTCTATAATTTTTGCTATTCAAGATTTAGCCAAAGTAACCTTCCAGATGTATATTTCTACCTTCTCGATTATTTCTTTTATCCTGAAGTTTATAGTGGAGGTAACGAGTTTATTTGCATGAAATTTGACCTAACGATTGATCAATTGACTATAGTCAAAAATAATTTTAACTTCTTTATCAGATTGAATTATATGCTATTAAATGAAAAGATTCAACTTCAAGAAGACCTTACTTCCAATAAATTCAATTATCTTTTCCTAAAAGAAATTGAATTTACTCCAGATGGTATGAGAACCATTTTTCCCGAACTATATTCTATTTTTGGCAATAAACTAATTCAACTTATTACTCTACTCTCTGGCAATACCATCACTTTTCCCAAATTAGGTGAGTTACAAGATATAGCCTTTAGAATTAATCTATATTTGAAAATTAAATCTAATCCTGAAAAGATTAACGATATTTGCCAGCAACTTAACATATCTCCTCAATATGTTTTGGAGCTAATATCCTATTATGATAAGCTATTATATCCCAAATAGACAATTACTAACATGGTAAAAATTAGTGTTGATGATGTTATAATCAAATCCATTTCAGAAATAAACGATGAAAATATTGATACTTACTTAAAATTACAAGCTGAAATTCTTAGAAATAGAGCAATTCGCAAAGGTGTATATGCTCTCGTAATTCTTGAGCTTCACATTGCCAATGTAGAAAACTTAGCCAATTTTTCAGCTGTTCTAACAGACAAATTGAGCGCAAAAATAGAATCCAGCGCAGATGATTTGACAATTGATGAAATTATTAAATCTGTCAGATTCCTAAACAAAGAAGTATATGACAATTTGAATTTGATTAAAAAAGTTGTTTATGAAATTAAAGAGTGCATTGATAGTCTTTCCAATTCTAATTCCAATTCTTCAGATTGAATAAGCCATGCTAAATAATTTTGAGCTAAATCTTAAACTTGAAATACAGAAAAATCTTCAAATAGTATTGAAGGAAAGTGATATTAGAAAATTAATTACTATTTTTAGTCTTTGTATTAACAAAGAATTGAATGAAGGCAAATTTCTGTCACTTCCTTCTGTTGGTACATTTGCTTTTGAGCTAAAAAGAGGTAAAAATTACTACAATATAAATACCAAAACTGTTGAACAAGGCAAACCCAAATTTGTATTTAAGTTTGAACCTGCTTTTGATTTGAATAAAAATTTGCGCAAACTAAATCGCTCTTTAGCTTGGCAAAAGAAACCCTATGTTAATTCCAATTTTTCTAAAGATTTAGACAATCTTTAATAATTTAGCCATCTAATGATTTGAATTCTTTTTAACTATTTGAAATTACCATGCTCTATCTTACCCAAGATGAATTAAACATTGTCAAATCTTACCCAATTGAATATAAAGATTGTATTGATGATACAAACGCCCGAATAGCTTTTTTACAAAATCATTTTGCTCTTGAAGTAATTAGAATTTATAATCTTAAATTTTCTGTTCAACAAAAGAATCAATATATTGCTTCTTATACTATTGATGATTTTTATTCTATTCCCTTTACTATTCCATCCTATTCAAATTTGCTAAAAAATTATACAAAAATTTTTGTTTATAAAATTATCCACAATCCCAAATTGAACCTAGACTATTGTTTCATTTATCTTATGTAAAACTCTATTTATTATATGACTAATAACCAATCCGAATCGAGACAAATAACTGTTCAAGTAGTTAGTCCAGCGTCCAATCAACAAACACAACATGTTTCTACATGTCCAGAGTCTAAAGCTCTTCATACTATGATGGCTCTCCTAAGTGAGAGCAAAGAAGATATTGAAACGACAGATATAGAAGACCTAAAAAAGATACAAAAAAATCTTAGTCGCAAAGTAACTAATACACTCTCTATTGTTGGTTCATTTCATATTACCAGTTTGATTAGAAAAATCAATGCTTTACAAATTCTCGAATCTCGTCTATATTCTCCAGAAATATTAAATCGAATAGTTGATATAGGTCAATTGTCCTATTTGATAAAGTCTATAGAAATAAGTGTTAATACTTCCATTCAGTTTTTACAATATTTAAATTCTTCATCTTTTATTCAAAACTCATCCCTTCTAGATGAATTAGATTCAGCATCTGACAAAATTAACAGTCTAAAATCAATTCCCAAAGATAGCAGAGATAAACTTATTACCATCATATCCGCTGTTAAAACAATTTTAGAAAATAACTCAAATTGAGCTTTTCTAACCGTTTAATAGATTGAAAACTATACAACAATCAAATTATAATTTTATCTAAACTATTAAACCTATATAAACTATGTCTACTGCAACAATCACATATAATGACAAAATAGCCAATTTTAGACTTGAACACTTGAAGCAAGATATTGATTCTTTGATTGAAACCTCCTCCAAAATTTCTTTAGTTCAAGTTCCAATTAGCGAACTAAAGGTAGAAGATCCTTTTGTTCTAAGTCTTGATGGTGTTAATCTAACTCTTGTTAACAAAGCAGACAAACAATTTTGCAAAATACTTAATATTCACAACAAATACAATCCTGACCTTTTCTATTCCGAAAATGAAACTTGGTCCAAATTGGTTGCTGAACTAAAGGGCACAAAACGTAATAAACTGGTCTATCTTGCTATCAATCATGCTGAAAATACAATCTTCAATGTTTCAGAAGAATGCACTCACATTCACACTCCTCCAGAATTTTACAAATTTATAGACAAACTTGCCACTGACAATGATTTAGAATTGCTTGCTTGCAATCCAAGGTCTTTAGTAGATCCTACTCGCTATATTTTTACAATTAACCTTAAACGCAATTTTAAACTTACAAACAATGATGAATTCTATTATGGCATAACTATTGACTATGGTATGTTTCAAGCGCCAACGCTTTCTACATATTGCTATCGTATTCTTTGTAGCAATGGTGCTATTTCTACAATTCGTAGCAAACATTCCAAAATTAAAAATGATCCTTATTACCTTTTTGACCTAAAAAATATTATTGAATCTGAAAAACGATATGGTATTTTTGAAGCAGAATTGAAGCAAGATATTGAAAATCTTCAATATGTCAATTGTTCAGTCAATGAACTTGATTCCATTTATAGAGTATTTACCAAATATGATTCTTCCAAAACCCTTTCTTCTGCATTTATTAAAAAATTTCCAGTAGTTGCTTCTGACAAATTTATTGAATATAAAACCAGATATAGTAAACGCTTTAACTCTATGGTAGACTCTGGTGTTAATTTCTATGATGTATGGAATTTTACAACTGCTGAAGTTTCACACAATCCTGCAGTTAATATGCAAGATGCCTATCGCTTTAACAGTTTAGCTGACTACTTTCTAAACAAAGAAAAAGACCTTGCTGGTATTCCACAAACATTTAGCCTAAATTAGGAGCCATATTAACTTATCCAATACTAATCATTTTGTTACTAATCTTACAATTAACTCTAAACCAACAACTCCAAACTAACAACGCTATGACTATACTTGGCAAATCAGTAAAATTTATTCCTATCAGACAAGACAACCTATTTTCTACTGATTTAGCTAATCCTCTAAAACCTAATGATTATAGGTCCGATAAATTGGCTCATTTCTTTCGTGACTATTTAATTACCTGTATTTTGATTGACATATCTGCTCTATTTTTTACTACTGTTAATCTAAATATTGCTCTTATTTGTTTACTCATTTCCACTTTAGCCAATTTTCTTTATGAAATTAAAGATGGTATTGTCCAATATAAAGGTGATGGGTTTTCATGGCTTGATTTTATTGCTGGTTTTATAGGCTCAAATTTAGCAGTTTACCTATTTATGATATTTAAATTCTACTCTACTTCAAGTAGACTATCTGCCATTATAATTACTATAAGTGGAATCATTTTTCTACTAACATGGCTAATAGGTTTGTTTGACCATTTGACTACTTTCAAAATCAACAATTCTAATTCTCAATTTAAGCAATAAACTGTTAACCAATATTTCATATGTATATACCCTATCCAGAGTATCGCAAGCATCGATGCATCGGTATGACTACTGGAACTTACTTTTCCCAAGAAAAAGAAGCTCGTTGTGCTAGATGCTTATCAGACAATGTAACTCTCTATTTTAACATTAAAACCAACATACTTGAATTTATTGTTTGCCAAAGATGCAAAAATGTTTGTGATACTCCTCTTTCATTATCTCAAGACAGCGATATCCAAATTATTGAAACCAAACTATATTAAAATCTATTATGTCTATCAGTTTAAATCTAATTCCTTCATTAGTTAGATTTAAATGTTTTAATACCCTACTTAATGATGTAAGTCCTGCTCTATTTGACAGAACGATAGAAGATTTAGTTAAAGGCAATATAGTATGTATTAACATACTCCCACTTATTGACAAAAAGTATAAAAGCTATTCCTATACCAAACAATTTGGTTTTAGGGGATTTCCTTCAATAACTGCTTTTGAAGTATATAGCTGGGTTATTAACCCTTCTTACCTACCCAAAAGCTATTTTTTAGAAAGACTGTTAAAACACAAATCCAAAATTGAAAAACTGGCTATTGCTAAATTTTTCAATCAAAAATGTCTAATTACTGACATTAATCTTTATATAGACTCTGAACTTGACAAGCTAATTATAGAATTTAGCCCTCAATTTGAACTTTGGTTTTATGATGCATCAAAACCCAAATTTGCATTAGTTTCTGACAAAGAAATTGAAAATATGTATTCATCAATTAAAATGCATAAAATTTATGTAAAATTGCCTACTTACCAAATTGACCATATTTATAACAAAATCAATAGTTTCAAATCGACTAATAAAGTTTTTATTTCTACCTAATTGCTAATCAATTAACCAATAATTGAAATAACATGGCTAAAGAACTCAATTCTTCCAAGAAACAAACCAACACAATACAAGACCAGATTGTATTAGACAATCTTCTAAATTTTATTAGAACTCACCATAGATACTATCTTGACCAGAAGGCATCCAACTATATACTTATTTCCGACAATAAAAATGGTACTATTTACATTACTCTTAGTGAAGCCTATCAAGAATTGCCATTTCCATCTGGTCTTATAGGTATGACTGATGTTGGAATTGAAGATTCTGCCAATATAGAAGTACAATATACAATATTTGCCAATCAAAATGCTGCCAATTATCAAAAACAAATGGAATTGAGACGCTATTCAATCTATGTTGGTCTTTGTAAATTATTCAAATTGAAACCATTTGACTTAGATAAATTTAATGAATTGTCTAAATCATGAATGATATATTCAATAATTTACAAACCCAAATAGACCAGATAAACTATCTTAAATCCATATATAATACTCTAACTCCTCAAGAAAAAGCTCAACTTGAACTTATGCTTGAGGAGTTATCCATTTTTGGTGAATCCAAAACCTACAAAGATTTACTCCAAATTGATTTTGATATTGAACCCCCATCAATTCATGATTTTATTTATTCTCAATATTACTTAGGCAAAGTATTACGTCCATTAGAACAAGATCCTAAAGCTCCAATAGGTCTTTTTGACTTCTATGAAGAGCACTTCTATAACATTTTCAAGCCTGGCAATAGCTATATTGAAATACAAATTACGGGTGGTATTGGTATGGGCAAAACCGTTGCTGCTCTTATAATTATTGCCTATGATTTGTGTCGTCTACTTTGTATGAAAAATCCTCGTAGATATTTCGGATTGCTAAACATTAAAGATATAGTATTTCTATTATTCAACTTGAACCTTGACAATGCTTACGATGTTGTTCTTAGACCTTTCTATGATTTGATTAGAGTCAGTCCTTTTTTCCAAGAAAGATGTTCTTTTTCAGAGAGGTCCGACTATATTAAATTTCCCAATGGCATTAGTGTAGATGCTGGTAGTAGAGTTCAACATGGTATTGGTAGAGACATTTTCTCATTTGTATTAGATGAAGCCAATTTTGGTACCAATCCGTCAGATAGAGAAAAATCTCAAATGGCGAGAATATATCGTTCTCAAATATCTCGTCTTGAATCAAGATTCCTAAAACCTGGTAGTTCTGAAGTGTGGGGTCATGCAATTCTTGTTTCTTCCAAAAATGAAAAATCTGATTTTCTTGAAGTTCGCATTGAAGAAGCTAAACAACAAAATGCAAATAGAATAAGTCGTGGTCTAAAACCTACTACATATTTAATTGAAGCTCCAGTTTATAGAGTAAAATCTTCCATAGCAGGTATACCTACAAATCTTTTTAGCAAAGAAACTTTTAGAGTATTTGTTGGCAATGAAGTTTATCCACCTCGAATCCTTGCCAAAGATGAAGTAGTTGACCCTGAACTTTTACCCTATGTTTTTGATGATGTTCCTCTAAATTTATATGATGCTTTTGAAGCTGATATTTATACCGCAATAAAAGAAAAATTAGGTGTTTCCTATATACCATCTGGCATTTTCCTTAAAAACAAAACTGCCGTGCTCAAAGCCGCCAAAGATTATCCATCTCTCTTTTTGAGAGATGAAATTGTTTTAGACTTTTATGATAGTTCCGATACCCTTACCAAATATGCTAACAAAGACTATTTTACTAAAGCCAATAGAAATTTTCCTCGTTTTATTCATTTAGATGCTGCTGTAGCAGATGGTGGTGACCGATTTGGATTTGCTATGGGTCATGTTAATAAACTGTTCAAAGTAAAAGACCTTGACTTGTCCAATAATCCTGTTGAAACTATCGAACCTGGTGTATTCATAGATTTTGTAGTCGGTATTAGAGCCAAACCATCCCAACAAATACCTTTCTATAAAATAGTAGACTTTATTAAAAATGTTCTTATCGAATTTAATATCCAACTTATAACTTCCGATTCTTACCAAAGTGTTGCTCTATTACAACCCCTAAAATTAGCAGGTTTTAAAACTAAAATCTTATCTGTCGATGCAACCAAATATCCATACTATTCCTTAAGAACTTCCATCTATTCAGGTAGAATTGAATATCCCAACAATGAACTATTGAAACGTGAACTATTAGGTCTTGTTGAAAACCCCAAAAAAATAGACCATAGTCCTTTAGGTGTAAATTCCAAAGATTTGGCTGATGCAATTTGTGGAGTTAACTATAGCATAATTGAAAATATACAATCCATTATAGACACTTCCTCTTACCTACCTCCAATTCATTCAGCCAATATTAAAGACAATTCTATTACGTCTACTACTGACGAAATAGAATTTGTTAACAGTCTTATTAATCCTCGTAAGTTTGAAGATATAGCTGATAGTTATAAAGTTGATTTTGAACCCTAACTTAGAACGCTATTACCTATGGTTCTCGAAAATAACGCTAAATTTACTGACAAAGATACTATTAGAACCATCCTTAAAAGCAAATTTCCAAGACCTTCTTCAATTAAAAGCAATCTATTTATTCCTGAAGGCATTCGTCCTTCATTTATGAACTATGAAAGAGATGAGTATATTGACAGTATTAATAGAGTTTGGCTCTTCTTTACTCAATTACTATCTGTTGACAATACTCGCAGTGCTGCCTATAAAGATTTCGAATCAATGCTAACTGAAGACCTGTCTGCCAAAACATTATTCATGATAGCTGAAGACGGTAGTCAAAAAGACTATGTAGTTGGTAAAACAGTCTGGATTACAGGCAGAGACCCTGAACTTGTTAAAAAAGCTCAAGAATTGTTTGACCGTCTGAACATTAGCAGTAAATTTTATACAATGCTACTTAATACTGTTCAATATGGTGACTATTTTAATGGTGTAATTGCCGCTCCAGGTGAAGGTGTTCTATCACTTGTCGAAAATTTAAAACCTTATAAAATAATTCGCTATGAACGCAATGGTACTCTTGTAGGTTTTGTTAACCTTGAAATGAATACATGGATTGAACCATGGGAAATGATACATTTTAGAATTATTGGTGCCAATCTTAGAGATGATATTCGAGAACGCTTTGGTGATAATTTTAGACTAATTAAAAATTTTCCAGATGATTTGAAAGGCTATTCTGATACTTTTGATAGAACTTCCAAATATGGATGTGGAATATTGAATGGTTCTCGTCATGCATCTCTAAGATATAGACTATCAACTGATATTGTTGATATGGCTCGTGTGCTAAGAACGCCTATGACTCGAATTCACTATATTGAAGTTGGTCCATCTGCTGATGTAAGAAGTGAAATTAGACAAATTGCTGAATATAAAAAATCTTGGTATAGACAAGATATTCGTAACCCTGCCAATTTGAGCGAATTTAGTTCAAGATTTAATTATGGTATTTTTGCCAATGATGTATTTATGGCTACCAAAGGTGGCAAAGGCAAAGCTGAAATACAAAATGTTGGTGGTGAAGTTGATGTTAACTCTTTAGCAGATGTTGATAGAAATGAGCGAATTTATCGTATGTCATTAGGCATTCCTGATGACAATGGTCAATTTAGCAATCTAATGCAACAAGACATTAGATGGTCTCGTAGAGTTTCCCTTGCCCAATCTTGTGTTGTTTCAGGTCTTTATAACCTTTTAGTTATTCATTTTGCCAATTTAGGAATCAAACTTAATGAGCAAGATTTGACTATTAATGTTGTTGCAATAAACAATATAACTGACATTGAACGTAACAATCTAATTCTTGCAGTTCTTGAACTTGCTGATAGAATATATTCATTCTTCCATGACAAATTTCCAGATGAAATTGATAAAAAGTATATTATCAAATATCTATTCAACAACTATATCAAAATCCCTGGCCTATCTTTACAGCAATTATTCAGTGATATACCTACCAAACCTAATGAACCTAACAATACAGACGACGAATACTTTACCATTGGCAATGTAATTAGAGAAAACTATTCCTATCTTAAAGATTCACTAAAAGAATTGAAAGATACTGTAAAAGCAATTAAAAATAGATCCTTAGTAGACTATGACCTTGTAGATTGCTTTCCTGACAAACCTTTCTATTATAAAGATGAAAAAATTACCATGTTTGAAGCGATAAAGCTAAAAAAAGCTGAACAATTTGCTAAAGTAAATGGCAATGTTAAAGATTTGATAGTTGAAACCAGCAACAAATTCTTTAAAACCAGCAAATATTATGACTGATATCCAATCCAAAATATTAGAAAACTATGCAAAAATTAGCAAACTTGTTCTATTCCCAGAGTCTGCTAGAATTTATGAGATAATATCCAATTTAGATAATTTTTCTCAGTCTGATTTAGAATTTTTTCTTGAATTTTTTCACAATCTATACCTAGAATATTTAGAAACTCCTTTCTCTTCATTAGAAGAATCCCAATATTACAAACAAATTAAAAGAGCCTTCTATGATAGACTTGACAAAAATAAAGGCATAGTCTATAGACCCAAACTTCACATTGACCCAAATCCTCACTTGTCCAAAATTCATTCACTGGTTTCAAATAGGGTTCAATTTAGGAAGCCAAAAGTTAGAGAAGCGTTAATAAATTGGAAAGAATGGAACAAAAACAAGCCCTATTTTAGGGAACTTAGTTCTATAATAAAAGCTACTTCTTATCCTGACTATCAATTTACAGAAGCCAAAATTTATGAGCTAATGAAAACCTTTTCAAGTGCTCTAACTCACTATATAATTGCTTTGAAAGAAAATCAACATTTAGTTCTTGACTTTAATTACTATTTTGATTTGATTAAAGAAGTAGAAATGTTTCTATTGTCCAATCTAATTCTTCTATCTTCAAATCAAACTTCTACCAAAGAAGCAACAAATCGAATAAAAGAATTGTTTTCAATAATTAAATCCGAATTTATTGACTAACAATATAACCAAATAGATATATGCCTAACCATTCTTTCAAATCTTCACAAAAGAAAAAACTTGAAGATATGCTTTCTGAAACTGATATTACCCTATACAAATCTATCCTCAAATATAACAATTATTGCGAAGGCTATAAAGATGTTCCTGCTGTAAATAGTATTACTGAACTTACTATCAGCAAAAAATTTATCTGTGGCTTTGACTTGCCCAAAGTAGCTATAAGCGCATCTACCCCTGTTACTGACTTTGTTCCTCCAATATATTCATTTTCAATTGACAAAAAGCCAAAGGTAAATTATGTTCCTTTGAGAAAAGGTGATATAGTTACTTTTTCACATGTTAAAATTGAGCCTGGTGTTTCAGAAGATGCTACTCCAGTCTATCTAATTCTATCTCGAACCAATGAAGAAATTTGCATTCCTTTTATGGTTTTGCAAATGTATTTTAGAGACATGGATAAGTTTAGTTACAATGATGTAATGCTCAATTATAATCAACCAATTAGCCCTGCTTTTGCTGGTTCAACTCCTACTTATAAAGAATCATCTACTAAACAATCAGACCCCTATCTGTTTATTCTTGAAAATATTAGACAAAATAGTTATTTAATTGCCAATCAATCTCTCCGCATTAATGATATTAATCTATCTCCATTTGAGATTAGAAAAGGTAGTAGATGCAATTTTGTTAAATTGGAAACAGCCAACAATTTTCTTTCTTCAACTTCTAACAAATTGATTTTTCAAGATACTATAACCAATAGAATGTTTGAATTGAAACCTCAATTTGCTCGCTATTTTACCCTTGAAAATGGTGCTGACAAACTGACAATTGACCTTCCACTTACTTCTACATTTGACCTTGTAAACCAAAGTATGGGAATTAAATCTCCTTCTATTTTTGAACATTTTACCAATAGCAGATATTCCAATATACTCAATTCTTCCTTTATTCCTCAATCCCCTTCCCAAAATAATATGTATCTAAAAATTAAACGAGCAATGAACAAAGTAGCTCGTCAAACTGGTTGCACTAATAATTGTGAAACCTATGAAGATGGAACACTAATAAAAGGTACTCTTGTTCATACTGAAACAGGCACTCAATTTCCCTATGAAGCAAGAGGTGAAAAAATTTATTTCCAAAGCAATAAAAACCCTTTTGACTATTCTGATATTCCTGGTATTTCAAGATATATTGCCAGAGAATGTGGAACATATTCTAAATTAGCCAAACGAGAATCAGAAAATAGAATTTCCAAAATTAATACCAAAAATAGTCCGTCTAATCTATTAGACACTGACACAGTAGAACCTTCTACTATCAATGATTTGCTTACTCAAATTAAAGATTTATCTACTTTGAAAAAATCACGCCCTGACAAATGGTCTTACTATAAAGAATACAAACTGTCTTCTCTTCAAGACAAATTAGCCAAATTGACTAACAAATCTTCTTACTAATCTTTTATCCATCTAAATTTCTTTAGTTGAAATTATACTTTCTAACTTCTATTAACTAAATTTACTTATATACACAAAATGGGGGATAAATTAGATTTTACATACCATGTTGACAGACTAAATTTTGACAATATACGCAAAGATTTTGAAAATGCTAAAAAAGTCCAAGACTATGTCGTTAAGAATAAAAGACTAAAAGCCATTAGAAATGGGTTAGTAGATTTTCTTGCTGGTGAAGATTCAATTAAACCCCTATCTTCAAAAGGAATCAATTCCAATATTTTCGATTTGCTTGAAAATCCTCTTGCAATGAAAATCCCTGTTCTAAAGCGTCGAACAAACCCAACATTAACATCTTCTTCCAAAATTGCTAATCGTATTACTAAAGAATTTTCATTTTCCTATTTAGACTATTTTTCAAACATAAACAAAAAGAAAAGGAGCAAGAGGATGACAGAAGCTGTAGTTTTTGATTTTGAAAATATTGACTATTTAAATACAGAAGGTAACCTTGATGAAGATATAGCTTTGCTTAAGTCAATATTTAAAACCAGCTCATCCAATATATCAGCTGTAGTAGCTGACCAAGCAGATATTGAAAAATTGTTTACCAATATAACTACCAACAATAAACACAATATAACCAAAATCGATACTCAAGAAACCTCCAATTTTGTATACGATATTTATCTTGTAACTCTTGACCAAGACTATAAACTTGTTTATGGTCGTAGCAAAAATTTTGATGGCAATCAAATCTATTTGACCAAATCATTTGAACCTAAATTTAATCAATTGCTAAAATAGTATTTTATATGTCCAAATCAAGATTGAACTATCAAAATACAATATCTTTTACCAGCCAATCAAACTATTTTAACAATTGTTTAGACACTGTAAAAATTGCCAAAGTCAATTGTTCACTTGACAATTATATTTCAAAACTTACCCCTACCAAAATTGAAGTAACCAATCAATCTGACAATATTAAAGTTATTTTAGATTTCATCAAAGCTAAAATTGAAACAATTGAATCAAACATTTCTTCATTAGTTGAGTCGGTTTCCACTACTCCAGATAGTTTACAAACCAAAGATTCCAATACTAAAATTTGAACTATCTACTAATCTATATTGCCAACAATTAACCTATGCTAAATGAGTGTATACTTAGATTTAGTGTTAATAAGCATGAAATAGGTATTCCTTCCGAACTTGATAAGGTATTTGAAATAATTGATGCTATAAAAGATAACCTAGAGTATTACGAAGCCAACAATGGCTATTATACACTTATTGGTGACAATAGAGTAATTATTCCAATAAGAAATTTGCTCTTTAACAAAAGAGGTATTGATATAATCGAATTTACCTTAGATAGAGGTTTAGGTGAATCAATTCAATTAGAACGATTTACTGTCAAATTTGAACCCAATAGAATGGTCTTTGGCAAAGAAGCATTTTGTGTTAAACTAAATTCCAATGGTGCCATATCTTACTATTGCTATTCACCTACTGACCAATTACTTTCAACTTATGGTGACCTCGAATCTATTAAAAAAGCTCTACTTGATATACAAAAGAAATCTGGTTCTGGTGCTCTAATGGCCTATATTAACAAACTATGGCGTTCTGGTTTGCTAAATATGACTAAAGTAATTGTGTAGCTATGTCCAATCTGAATTTGAATGTAGTTAGAGAATCAAGCAGACTAAAAATTACAATAGATAGCCTAATCAGAAAACTGACCCAAACCAATATTGGCAAAAAGCCTATAGATACTCTAAAATTAACAATACCCTATACTTATATTAAACTATATCAAAAACAGCTTGCCAAATTGAACAAATCACTTCAAAATTTAGATGGTCTAACCAAAATAATAGCTCGAGCCTATCTTAACAAGCTCAAATATAATATACGTAATCAAACCTACAAATTTAGTCCTTTGTCTCAAATATATTTGAACTATAAAATTAGAAAATCCTACTATACTGGCTTCTTTTTACGAACTGGCTACTACTATAATAGTTTGTCACTATTCAAAATAGAAGGTGGCTACAAAATAGGATTTAATGACTATCTTCAAATTTATGATAATCCTGACCAACTATCTCAAATAGCCTATGTATTAGAATATGGTAGTGTAATAAAAAACATAAAAGCTCGCCCTCTTTGGAGAAATACTTTGAATGATTTTCAGCAACAAATTAATTCTGGCAAACTTAATTTAGCTAAAGAAATAAAAGCTACTCTACTAAAAGACAACAATTTAGATATAGATTTGGATAAAATTGGGTTCATTAGACAATAATTGAATTAGATTTGTTCATTATTTCAAATCTATATTGCTATAGTTATGCAGACCAAAAAAAGTAACTTAGATGTTATAAAATTTCTTAAGGCATCTAAGAATATGAATTTTACTTTTGATACTATATCCAATTCTTTCGTGAGAAAAAAGGTAGCCAATAAAGTCAATGTTAAAAATCGTAAAGTTTTACCCAATGGTAGTGTTTGCTATATAGCCAACTATCCACCTGTATTTCTTTTTGGCGTTTTTGAAATTCAAAAACCTGTTAATGCCTATTTTATCCACTTTATCTACAAACTTGACGAATCATCTAAAAATATTGAAGTAAAAACTTATGATATAAAAGCCAGCGAACTTGAAATGACTGTTCCATCAGATACAAGTGTTTATGATGCACTATTCGAATCAAAATTGAACCTACTATTAAAAGAACTTAACATTAAATCTTTTGACAAATCCTTATACCATTATAAAATTTTTACTGTCAACTTTATCTAACAGCCAACTTAAAAATTTTTCTTCTAACAAAAATTTTTTACTTAGAACGAAACTTTCTTTTTAGTTAACCGTTTAATAACATTAGAAACAAGCAGTTAAAACACATATCAACTATAGTTTTCTTTAACCTAAACTATCTAAACTATGAAAATCTCAATCTTAGAAAACGAGCTCAATCAAGGTCCAGATATGGACGAATTGGTAGATATGACTCTTGATTTAGCTAAATCAATGAGGAAAAAATTTTTAGCAATGCCTTATGATACTTCAGTAATTAAGGCGGCAAAAGAAATAGCTAAAACAGAAATAGCTAAAAAGCATAAAGTTCGCTATCAAGATATTTTAGCAAGAATTCGCCCAAGTGGTTCTATACGAGGTATTAAAGTCTGGGATAAGAACGGGAACTTAGTTCCTTGGGAAAAAGTCTTTGGTCCATCTGCCCTCAAGTACACAGGTATTGGAAAGAATATTTGGTAAATCTCCCTACAGGTACAGAGGTTAAGCATAAGACCATAGATTCCTACATAAGGAATCTATGGTCTATACTAAACAAAAAATTTCTTATAAACGAAACAAATTTTCAAATTGCCCGTATACTAAAGTAGTAAGCAAGCGAAAACGCTTACAAATTATTAAACTTATCAATAACTTAAACTTATCAAACTATGCAAGAAACAACATCAAATCAAATTCCTACGGTGACAATTCCAAAAGTAGTATTGCCCACTCCTATTGTTCGTAAGGGTGATGCAATCAATACTCCAGTTCCAAAACCAAAGCCTTCCAGTAAGGCTACTAAAAAAGGAATGAAGCCAGCTGAAGTTTTACTTCAGAAATATCCAGCCTTTGGAAAGTCATATTTGAGTAGTACTCACAATCGTGTTAAGCCCAAAATAGTTCAAGCTCATTGCCTTTGGCTACTAACCAATAAGGAAGATGAAATTAAAAGATTGAATGATAAATTGATGTCTTTGCCATATGGCAGATTAGTCGAACATGCAACGATTCTTGGCTATACTGTTGATTTCCAAACTGCCAAAAGACTTTTACCTGAACTCAATCTTGACTTTCCAGAAAAATTTGCGAAAGACTACTTTGTTCCCAGTCATTCTTATAGGGAATATAAAACCGATGACCAAAATAATGGTCAGGGTGCTGAGCTCCGTGAAGTAACAGCTCGGTTAGCTCCTCTGGTGTGGGGTCAAGAATTTGTTGATTTTGTAAATCCAAAAAATCTTTGGATGAAGAATGAAGTTATTCTTGACGCCACTTCCACTTCTTCTGTATCTTTGTGATAATAGTCATTAGCCTCCTTGTTGTTAACTTAGTTACCCTCTTAATGGGGGTAACTAAGTTTTATTTTAAAAATCATACTCAACTTCATAATATGAAGCAAGTGTTTATTGACAACAAATGGATTGATTGTGTAGTTATCAGTTCAACATCCACTTCTACCTCTACCAACGAATCAGTTAGTGTTAGAACAATAGATGGTAGAATTCTAAAAGTATCAGCTACTCAACTTAGAGACAAACCTCTATTATTAGGTTGAAAGAACTTATTAAAGCCTATTAGAGCCATCAAAAATTTGACAACAAGACAAACCCCCAAACCAAAATAGTTCGCCCTTCAGTGAGTCTATAAAACAGTAATAAACACTATTAAACAGTGCCAGCAGATATAAAACAGATGGTTTGCAAACCTAATCTTATATGTTAGTGTCAGTTCCCATTCCTAAATAGGAACATTTTGACCAATTTGAACTCTTATGCAAGTTACTATCTAAGGAAAATGAACAAAAGCACACAAAAGATTGACTTTTGTTTACTTGACAATAGAATAAAAATACTTCTATGCTTCTTAGCGAATACGATAGTCCACTTCTTGTTGAAGCCAAAACTGATACAATCAAAGATTTATCCAAACCTCTTATTTTAGAAGGCATATTTGCTACTGCCAATGTTCGAAATAGAAATGGTCGAATTTATCCAAGGTCTCTATGGGAAAGAGTTCTTAAAGACCCTGAAATAATTGAACAAATACGCAATGGTCAAATGTTGGGTGAAGCAATTCATCCAACATATTTAGAACCTTCCTATAAAGAAGCCGCTATTAAAATTACTTCTCTTCGTTTGGAAGGTGACAATGTAATTGGCTCTTGCGAAGTTCTTGAAGATTTAATTGCTCCAGATGGCTCTTTAATTAGTCGTGGCACTCCCAATGGCAATATAATTGGTGCTCTCGCTCGGAGAGGTGTTAAAATTGGGATTTCTTCTCGTGGTGTAGGTGATGTAGATGAATATGGCTATGTTATAGATACTCCCGAAAATCCATTCAAACTAATTACTTTTGACTGCACTGCTCGTGCTTCCAACTATGGCAGTGAGGTTCTGAAAATTAAAGAATCTATGAAAGCTATAGTTGGTGAGTTTCTTAAAGAATCCAAAAAGTTGGATGACAATCAAATAGCCAAATATGTTTCCAAAACAGAATATTTGTTCGGTGACTCTGAAGAATTGTCAAAAAAGGCTCAATTAGAATCAAATTCCATTCTTAAAGAAGTTAATACTCCAGAGCACAAAAAGCAATTTGATTTTTCTTTCTTATCTGACAATTTAGATGAAACTAACTACAATATAATTTCCAATCTTAATTCAAACAATAATTTAACTATGGCTGAAAACAAAAATATTAACGAGGCTTCAATTGTTGAAAAGTACTTAAAAGAAGTAGAAGAATCTAAAAAATTGCATGAAACAATCAATAGTCTAAAAGCCGCCAATGCAAGTTTGATTGCTTCACTAAAAGAATCCAAATCTGCCAATGCCAAACTGCAAGCCGCTGTTAAAAATCTATCCAAAGAGTTGAAGCGTTATAAAGCTCTCCAAGTTGAAGCCGCCAATACGATTGATTTGCTCTCTTCCAAAGTTGAAGATACTACGAAATTATTGAATGAGAGCAAACATATGATTTATAAAATTAGGTCTACTCCCAAAATTAATGAAGCCTATGTTACCAAAGTAATTAATAGACTTACAGAAGCTCTAATTCGTGAGCGTAGACTATCTAACCATTATCGTTCTATAGCGTTAGAATTACAGCAAGAAGCAATTAAGTTTAAAAATCTTTGGCTAATTACCAAAGCTGTATTTGAGGCAGTTCGTTCAAGAATTAAACGCTCTAAACTTGAATCTTTTGCTGACAAACTTACAGCGCCTATTGGAGGCTATGCTGCTACCAAACCATTTTTTAATGGCAAA